CCGCGGCGCCGACGGCCGAGCAGCGCGCCGCGAAGCTGCGGCTGCGCAGGAAGATCCGTAAGGCCCATCTGCCGGTGATCGAAGACCGCGCCGCCATGATCGTCAAGCGGGAGATCGGGGCCATCGAGAAGGACCTGAAGCAGCACCTGGGCGGCGACGCCCGGGCGCGCCGCTCCTTCCCGGCGATGCGGCGCGCGATCGACACCTTCTACGCGACGCACGACACCTGGGCGGCCGGGAAGATGCAGCCGGTCATGGTGGCCTATGCCGGGCTCATCGATGGCGCGATCGCGCAGGAGCTGGGGAGCGACGAGTCAGAGGGGATGCCGCCCGAGCTCGAGAAGTTCGCCGTCGACTACACGCGCAGGTTCGGAATCCGCGAGGCCTCCGAGGGGCGCCTGCAGCTGCTGGCGCTGCTCGATGCGTTCGAGGCGGAGGGCGAGGAGGCGGCGGCCGAGGCCATTCAGACGCGGCTCGACGAGTGGGGGCAGAAGCGGTCCGGGAAGATCGCCCTCAACGAGTCGGTCCAGTTTATGGGCGGGGCGGCGAAGACGCTCTACCTGGTCGCGGGGCTGACGGTCTACCGCTGGGTCGCCAACCCGGGCGCCTGCGACTTCTGCCAGACGCTCGATGGCAAGGTCGCCGGCGTCGACAAGAACTTCGTCAATGCCGGCCAGGACGTGCAGGGCGGCCCGGACAGCGACGGGCCGATGAAGCCGTCAGACAACATCGGGCACCCGCCCCTGCACGGCGCGTGCGAGTGCGACATCGTCGCGGATTGACCTTAAAAGGAGGTGACAGATGAGACCAGCCCTGATCAAGAGCAGCAAGGTGTTGAGCGCAGTCACGCCCACCGCGGGCGCGGCCGGGACCAGCGTCATCAACGGGACCATCATCGACTGCGCCGGGTTCAACGGCCTTCTGATCGCGGTCCACATGGGTGCGATCGTCGGCGGCGCCGTCACATCGATCAAGGCGCAATCCGGCAACGACTCGGGCCTCTCCGACGCGGCGGACGTCGCTGGAACCTCGCAGGCGATTGCAGACACCGACGACGACAAGGTGTTCTACATCGACGTCGCGCGCGGCACGAAGCGATACGCGCGGCTGGTCGTAAGCCGAGCGACGCAGAACGCGACGCTCTCCGCTGTGTACGTGCTCTACAATGCGAGGGCGATCCCGGCGACGCAGGACGCCGCAGTCGCCGGTGTATCCGTGGTCGGGCCGTAGCCGTCCCGGTCGCCGGCGGGCCAATGGAAGGACAGGAGACGACGATGAAGAATCTCGAGAAGCGCCACTTCAGGATGCAGCTCCGCGTCGCCGGCGACGAGAAGGCCCCGACGCTCGAGGGGCACGTCGCCGTGTTCAACCAGCTGAGCGACGACCTCGGTGGGTTCCGCGAGAAGATCGCGCCCGGCGCCTTCGCCGAGACGATCAAGACCCACGACATCCGGGCGCTCTGGAACCACGAGAACGATCTGGTGCTCGGCCGCCTGGCCGCCGGCACGCTCGAGCTGTCCGAGGACGACACCGGCCTGGCGTTCAAGAACACGCCGCCGGATACCACCTGGTTCCGCGACCGCCTGGTCAGCCTGAAGCGGGGCGACGTGACCGGCTGCTCGTTCGGGTTCTACACCGAGGCCGACGAGTGGGCGACCGAGGCGGACGGCTCCAAGATCCGGACGCTGACGAAGTGCACCCTGGTCGAGGTCAGCCCGGGCGTGACTTTCCCGGCGTACCCGCAGACGGATATTGCGATGCGATCGATGAAGGCGTGGGAGTCGACGCGCGCGGCAGGCCCGGCCGGTTTTCCAAACTCTCGACAGGCGCAGCCGGCCGTGGTAAAACTCGAATCGTTGAAGCGGACGCTGCGCCTGAAGGCACTGACGTCCTGAGCTGAGCAGTTAAACACCCCGCGCGCGCAGAGTCGCGAGGGTGCTCACGGTGGCGGAGATTCACCGGGGGCCCGAGCGGCGCGCAAGGGAGTGACCAGCCACCCATCGCGGCGGAGTCTCGCGATGAGCTGTCACCTGACGGTTCATCACGGAGATCTCCGCCATGCTGCAGAAAATCCTCCAGCTCAAGCGACAGAACCTCGCCCTCTGGACCCAGATGGGCGCGATCCTCTCCGGCCTCACCGACGACAAGGGTGCGGTCCGGGACATGTCGGCCGACGAGAAGGCGTCCTGGGAGAAGATGGACGCCGAGTTCGAGGGCCGGCGGAAGGAGATCGCCGGCCTCGAGGCCGCGGTCGAGCGCCAGCATCGCCACGACGAGCGCCAGGCCCAGCTCGACCAGCTGGACACCCGCGAGGCAGGCCGCGGCGGCACGCCAGCCGGATCCGGCGCCGCAGCCGGGGCCACGCCCGAGAGGGACTCCGCACGCCGTGCCTTCCGGTCGTTCATCACGCAGGCTCCCGGGGACTGGGATTCGGAGACCCGCGACCTCCTGGCCCAGCAGCGCGCCCTGGTCCCGGCGCAGGCCCGACAGATGGGCCAGTGCTACGTTCTCCCGGGACGACGCAATTTCGTCTTCGGGTCCGGGGCCGAGCAGCGCGCCCTCACCGCCGCGGCCAACGCGACCGTCGCCGAAGACTTCATGCGCGAGCTCGACGTCGCCCTGAAGGACTTCTCGGGAATCGCCCAGGCCGCCAGGTTCGTGAACACCGACACCGGGGCGGACATGCCGTTCCCGACCCTGAACGACACCGCGAACAAGGCGCACCTCCTGGCCGAGCTCTCCGCGGCCGCGACCAACGTCGACCCCACCGCGGCCGCCGTGGTGATGCAGGCCTTCCTCTACACCTCCGACATCGTGCTGACCCCGAACCAGCTGATGCAGGACAGCGCCTTCGCCCCGGAGAGCTGGCTGGCTCGCGTCCTCGGCGAGCGCATGGGGCGCGGGATGAACTTCGACGGCACCAAGGCCGACGGTTCCTCGAAGCCGCGCGGGCTCATCACCGCCATCCTGGCGGACACCACCGAGCTCAAGGCGGCGTCGGCGACGGCTATCGCCTTCGGCGACATCGTCAACCTGTACCACGCCGTCGACCCGGCCTACCGCAACGGGCCCAAGGTCGCCTTCATGATGCACGACGACATCCTCAAGGTCGTCGAGAAGATCGTCGACTCCAACGGTCGTCCGATCTTCCGCCCGGCCACTGACGCGGTCGGGTCGGTCGCCACGATCTACAACCGTCCGGTCGTCATCAACCAGGACATGGACGCCACGGTCGTCGAGGACAACGAGAGCATCGTCTTCGGTGACTTCAACCACTTCGTCATCCGACGCGCCCTGAACCCGGTCCTGGTGCGGCTGAACGAGCGCTACGCCGAGTACTTCCAGACCGGCTTCGTGATGTTCGAGCGCTGGGACAGCGACATGATCGGCGGCGCCGGCCGGTCGCTGCGTCTCCTCTCGCACAACCTCGCGTAAGACCCGGGCGGGGCGGGGCCTTCGGGCCCCGTCCTGCCCTTTCACGTCTCGGCACATAGGAGGAACGCATGAACATCAAGCTCGGTCCCGCCGGAGGGATGGGCGGCACCGGTTTCGAGTTCAAGCCAGGCATGACCATCAAGTGCTCGGAGCGCCAGGGCCAGCGGCTGATCGAGCACGGCATCGGCACCGAGGCTCCGAAGGACGCGCAGGTCGACGGCGAGCTCTTCGACAAGCCGCCCGAGGAACTGCTGCCGCCAACGAAGAAGGGGAAGGTCGAGAAGGCCATCAAGCCGCCCGCCGAGAAGCCCGAGGCGGACGACGACTCCGACACCTGCGCGGGCTCCACCGCGAAGGGGAACCGCTGCCTGCGCGCACCCGTGGCCGGGAAGAAGTTCTGCCAGGCGCACCTCGAGGAGTAAGGCCCGATGCTGTACGCGGCGCAGATGGGGGTGGCGTTCCAGTTCTTCCACCCCGTCCGGGACATCAACGGGGCCTATGTCGCGGGCCAGGCAGCGAACGTCTCGAAGTCGCTGCTAGGCCCCGACCGCCTCGCTGCGTCTGCGCCCGAGCTCGCCGCGGTGACCCTCTCGAATTATCCCGGGGTGACCGGGTGGGTGCTGGTCACGGTCATCCTCTCGCGCCTGGGCCAGTTCACCCTGACCCTGACCAACCCGGGACCGCCGACCACCGACGATCGGATCACCGACTACGACATCATCGTCGCGGCGGGGATCTCGACCTCGACCACGCTCCTGACGTCGCTCGACCGTGTCCGCATGCGCATGGGGCTGAAGAAGCCCGGCACCAACCCACCGGTGGACATTCAGCCCGGGGACTCGCACCCGCTCGACAGCCTGATCAACGTCGTGATCTCCGAGGTCTCCGAGGAGTACCAGGACCTGCTCGGGCGCACCTTCATCGAACAGACGTACACCGAGTACCTGGATGGCTCCTGCACCCGGAGCCTGATGCTGACGGCTGGCCCGCTGGTCTCGCTCACCTCGGTCGAGTCCGTCCAATACCTGGACGACGGAGCCGGCGGCGTCACCGAGTCGCGCACCGTCGTACCGCGCAGCAGCTACGTTCTGGCTGGGCTCCGATCCCAGCCGCGGTTCCTCGGTCGTGGCCGGCTCGACCTGGTCGCGCACTGCGGCATCTGGAACGAAGGGAAAAAGCGCTTCCGGGTCATCTACGTTGCGGGCTTCGCCTCGGTCCCGGAGATGGTCGTTGGACTGGCCACCGAGGCGGTCGTCTCGCGCATCAACCTCGCCCAGACCGGGCACCTGCTGTCGCAGGTTCTGGGCGACGGCCAGATCACCTACATGCGACCTCAGCAGCTGATCGAGATGCGCGATACGAGGCTCGCGCCCTATCTGCTGGAGGCCGCATGAGGCCCCAGGCAGCGGGCGGGTTCTTCGTCGAGGCCGCCGGCTTCGAGGAGGCGGCGGGGTTCTTCTCCGAGCTGCAGCATGAGTTCAAGCAGGGGCTCCGCGACCGGCTGAAGCAGGCCGCGACGCTGGTGACCGAGACGGCCCGCGAAGAGACCCACAGCGCCAGGGTCCGCGCGGCGATGGGGTTCAACGTCGATGTCAGCTCGCTCACTGACTTCTCGGCGCGCATCGGGCCATCCCGCCGGCGCGCCTGGTTCGCCCACTTCCTCGAGTTCGGGACGGTGCACAGCCGGGCCTTCCCGTTCCTCGCGCCGGCGCTGGCCGCCACCGAGGACCAGGTCGTCGAAATCGTCGGCATCCCACCCGTCCTGCAGCACGGAGGAAAGTCATGACAACCCCGACCCGACTGCGCCGTCTCTCCTCGGCCGCCCTGCTGCTCGCGCTCGCCAGCCTGGCGGCGCCGCCGGCGTCCGCGGCCGACACGATCGTACTGAAGGCGTCCGGCGCCCAGGTCGCCGCGGGTCAGGGATCGCTGACCGAGGTCGGCGGTTATCGGTTCATCACCGTCCTGGTCAACGTCACCGCGGGCTCAGGGACCGTCAACCCGTTCGAGGTCTGGATCGAGGGGAGCGTCGACAACGGCACCAACTGGTATCAGCTGGCCTGCCAGAACGTGATGAAGGCGGGGGCCACGGCGCCGGGGACGGCCGCCGCCTCGCAGCGCGACATCGTCAACGAGGTCGCGGTCGTCACATCCGCGAAGTATGTCGCCACCTGCGAGGTCTACGTCAGCCAGGTGCGCGCCGCCTGGAATATCTCCGGGTCGACACCGAGCGAGACGTTCTCCGTCACCGCAGTGGTGAAGTGAGGGGCTGATGCCGAACCCCGCCCTGGTCGCCATCGCCGACGCTCTGATCGCGAAGAGCGTCCTCGCTGGCTACCTGTCGACGGGGTTACTCAATGACGTCGGGAAGGACTGGCTCCAGGAGGACAACCCGCCGGCGGCCTACCTGGGCGACGCCGGAGAACGGAACCAGCAGGAGTCGACGGCCCGCGTCAGCCCGAAGGCGGGGTTCTTCTTCCTGTCGATCGTGAGGGGGGACAACCCGACGCGCCTCTTCTGGCCGCTCTACAAGGCGCTGAAGGACGCGATCGACGTTGACCCGACCCTCGGTGGTCTGGCCATGGGGGACAACGGGGCCCGGGTGACCGGCTACTTCTCGGACAAGACGATTCAGGCGGTCACCGCCCGCGTGCACCGGGCGGAAATCTTCGTCGAGGTCGAGTACCGCCACGACAGGGGGAACGCATGAAGCTCCGCTACCTGGGCATGGGGACGGTTCACGTCGAGGGCGCCGGCGAGGTCAGCGAGGGGCAGGAGCTGGAGGTTCCGCAGGTGACCGCGGAGGCGCTGCTCGAGCAGCGGCCGCAGCACTGGGAGGCCGCCACGCCGGCGCCGCCCGTCGAAGCCACGCACGAGGAGCCGCGCGCGCGGCGAGGGAGGTAGGCCATGCCCCAGGGATTCGGACGCAATTCCTACGTCGGCTGGGACCAGGAGACCACCTGGGGCACCGGTGTCGCCGCGGCGAAGTTCGCCGAGCTCGTCTCCGAGAGCGTCGAGACCATCCGTGACCGCCAGGCCAGGCAGGTCGTCCGTGACCGCGACGAGCGCGAGGGCAACATGTATGACGCTCTCTTCGGGGTGAAGGGGCCTTTCGCCGTCGAAGCGAACTACCAGGGGATGCTCCGGCTGTTCGAGCACCTCTTCGGGGATGCGAGCGGTTCGAGCGTCGCCACCGAGCCCGGAGTGCGGAACACCCACACCTTCGTCGTGAAGGACACGCCGATGACCGGCAAGGGGCTGTCGCTCCACATCAACCGCGACGTCGACGCCGGCAGCACGCCGCAGCTGCGCGCGGTCGGCTACAAGCTGAACTCGGCGAAGTTCTCCGGGGCGCCCGACCGCAACATGCAGATCGAGTTCGAGGGGGCGGGCAAGGACGCCAGCATCATCGCCGCCGTCTCGCCGACCTTCCCGTCGAACGCCACCTACGTCGCCGGCCACCAGGCCAGCATCGAGTTCGACGACGTCGTCCGGAAGGTGGATGCGGTCGAGATCAACTTCGACGGGGCGCTCGACCTCGAGAAGCGTGTCATGGGCTCGAAGAACATCGACGAGCCGATCGCGTCCGACACCCGGCGGCTGATCACCGGCACGGTGACTGTCGATGCGCTGCAGGCCGACTGGTCGAAGCTCGACGCCGGGACGCTCTTCAAGCTCGAGTGGTTGCACACCGGACCGGTCCTTGGCGCCGGCAACTACCGGATGGACCTGACCGCGCTCAAGTGCCTGGTCACCGGCAACCCGTTCATCGTCAAGGGGCCCGGCATCGTGAAGGCCGAGATCCCCTTCAAGGCTCTGAAACCGACCTCGGGGGAGCTGCTGACCCTCGTGGTCGTCAACGGCGAGTCGGCGATCGGCTAACAGAGCGCCTCGGCGGCGCAGGAGGAAGACATGGCGGAGGAGAAGGCGGGGCTTCTGACCGGAGAAGAGGTGATCGGCGCGCGCCGGCGGCGCGTCGAGATCAGTCTAGGCACGGTGCTCGTGCGCTCGCTGGGTTTCCGTGGGCTGACCGGCATGTTGGGGCAGCTGATGGATGTGGCATCGCTTTCCGAGGATGCCAGGGAGCTCCAGGCCTCCGGGAGTGATGCCCAGGCGAAGAAGGACTTCGTGACCGGCGAGAAGATGCAGGAGCGCCTGCCGGTAATCGAGAAGGTGGTCGCCGCCGGCTGCGTGCAGCCGCGATTCGGAGAGGATCCGGCCGCCGGACCCGTCGTGTCTGACCTGCCCATCGATGACCTGTTCACCATCTTCAACGCGATCGTCGAGCTCTCCGGGTTCACGAAGCAATCCGGGGATTCCGTCCGCCCTTAGTCGCCAACCGCAGGACGATGGAACAGATCGACTCCATCGCCCGCCGTTACGGGGTGAGACCCTCGGAAGTGGTTGGCGAGAGGGACGACTTCAAGGCGTTCTCGATTGACCTCTGGGCCCACAACTGGGGGGTCCAGCTGGAGCAGAAGCTGATGCGCGACGCGCAGCGAAAGGCGAACCGTGGCCGGCACTGAGCGCAACGTCAGCATCATCATCAAGGCCAAGAACGAGGCCGACAAGGCGCTCGCCAGCCTCGGCAAGAACCTGACGTCGCTCCCGATCCTGGCTGCGGCGTCGACGGCTGCGCTGGCGGCCATCGGCGCCGTCATGGCCAAGGTCACGATGGCGGCGGCCGAGCAGGAGAAGGCCGACGTCCGTCTGGCCACGGCCCTCGCTTCCGTCGGTCAGAACACCGCGCCCGTGCGCGCCCGCCTTAACGAGTTCATTTCGACGCTGGAAAACGTCACGACGGTCGGCGACGAGACGATCTCTGGCGTCGTCGCCACCTTCGCGCAACTGGGGCAGCTGACCGGTAATGCACTCGAGGACGCGACGAAGGCCGCGCTCGATTACGCCGCGGCGACCGGCCAGGACGTCCAGAGCGCCGCGACCCAGATGGTCAACGTCCTAGTCAAGGGAAGCGGCCGTCTACAGGGCATCGCCACCGACTTCGATGCTACGGCATCGAAGGGTGACCGCTTCGCCCAGGTCATCGGTCAGATCAACGACAAGATGGGAGGATCCGCCGCCATCACGGGGAAGACGTTCTCGGGCGCGATTCAGCGGATCGCGAACGATTACGACAACCTGATGCAGGAGACCGGTCGCGCCGTCGTCGAAAACGAGGCCTTCCGCGGGGTCCTCGAGGCCGTGTCGGTCATCCTGAAGGAGGCCACGGGGTTCGTCGCCGATCACAGCGACGCATTCCAGACGCTGGTGACGGTCCTTTCGCGCGCGGCCCTCGGCTTCGTCAAGATCGCCGCCGAGGTCACCTCGTTCGAGTTCAGGATTATTTCGATGGGCCTGTCGATCGGGCAGGTGGCGGTCGGGCTCGCGAGCCTGGCGGACGATGCGCCGGCGCTGGTGAAGAAGGCGTTCGGCTGGACCGACAAGGATTCGATCGACCTGGCGAAGTGGGCCGGGCAGTGGATGACGCGCCTTGGGGACATCAAGGGCGCGTTCGGCGAGGCCGGTGACGCCGCGGACGTCGTCGCCGCGAAGATCGAGAACATCATCTCCGGGCTGGGGAAGGGGAACGGCAAGACCCAGGTGCCGCCAGCCATCCACAACGTCGGAACGGGGGCCGCGGCGGCGAAGACCGAGGTCGAACAGCTCGCCGAGCTGATGAAATCTCTCGGCATCCCCACGATGAACGACTTCGAGACCAGCGCGCTCGGCGTCGACAACGCCCTGAAGCTACTGCAGGACCTCGCCTCGAAGGGGCTGATCTCGCCGGAACAGTGGGATGCGGCCCTCGCGGCGATCACCCAGATCACCGAGCAGCTGCCCACCTGGTCGGATAGCTTCGCGCAAGCCGAGCCGCGCTTCATACACATCCGATCGTTGACGGACGAGATCGGGGATGCGATCCAGAACAACCTGGTCGATGCAACGCTGCAGTTCGGGGACGCGCTGATTGACACGGCGCTCGGAGCTCGCATCGCTTGGGGCCAGTTCTTCCGTCAGCTGCTGCGGGACCTTCTGAGCGCGATCGCCCGAATCCTGATCATGCGCGCCCTGCTCAATGCGATCGGCGGCATCGGCAGGGGTGGGCCGGCCGTCACGGGGCCGGCTGCTGGCGGCGGCGGTGTTCTGACTGGCAACGGCCTGATCGCGGAATCCTCGCACGCATTCGCTCCGGTTCAATTCGCATCACCTTCCGTGGCTGGCGGCGCGATCGGCGCTGGCGGTCTATCAGCGGATTCTCTGGCTTCGGCTGGGGTGGCGCCCTCGCCCACCTTCGCCTTGAACGCGACGATCGTCCCGCGGCGTGACCGGATGGCGGAAGCTGCGGAGGTGCTCGCGGATATCAACACCCTAGTGGAGCGGCGTGGATACCGGCTCCTGGCGAGCCAGGTGCTGGTGTGAGGGGACTATTCGGTGGTGGGCGCGGCCGCCGGAGCGGCGGAAACGCGGATGACGCCGCTCGTGTTCACAAGCTCATGCCGCACCGGGTCATCCGCTCGGCGGGCCTCCTGGCACTCCTTCTCGGTCTCATGGAGCACGAGCTGCCAGTCGCCCTCGAGACGAAAGCGGAAAAGTCCGTCGGCGATCGAGATGCTGTCCTCGTGGACCTTCGTGATCTCCAGGGGGAGGCAGGCCGGCGATCTGTACCACCAGAAGGCGGTGTTGTGAGCCTCGAGGCGGTCGATGGGGATCCCCACGCCTGCCTGACGACGAAGCGAGATGTCGGAATCGGTTGCGGCTCGCATCAGGTCGATGTGGGCGTAGGCGCGGACGCCCTTCTCGGGCCAGGCGGCAGGGATAGCCGAGACGGGGATCAACAGCGTCATGACGAGCAATATCGGGCGGGTCATGCGCATGGCGGGGGCCTCCTATGGATGCCCTATACGTCGAATCGCCGTGTCACGCAAGGTGTTCCAGTCGGGTCAGCTTTGCGGTCTGTTGAGATCGATATCGACCCAGGCGCCATAAAGGCGGATGTGGCTGTGCCCGCTCTGGGGGCCGCAGATGATTCTCGCGAAGCATGTGAAGCCGCTCTGGACTCGCCCAATTGCAGCCAATCGTTGCCGGTAGAGGCGGGCATTGTTGCGGTTCAGGTAGCCGATCGTGGAGCCGAAGACGTCCACCCTGACAGCCATCTGATCGGCAGGATTCGAATCCTCGAGGATCAGCGTAGCCACCTTCAAAACGTTGCAGCCCCGGCGCGTTCTTCCGCCAGTGACGGCGGCCAGATTCTCCTGGTACTGCTTTTCGCCGACCAGATCGAGCGTGCACGACCCGTCGCCTTTGAGCTCGGCGGGGATTGTGATGCTCGCGCTGTTGAGATCCGCGCGAGCGGCTGGCCGCTCGACCTTCGGTCCAAGGAACCACGACCAGAAGCCCATATCCCGCTGCCTTCCTGTTGGGAGGTCCAAACGGTATTCATGAAGGCCGATGGCGTCAACCCCCTCGGCGAGGCCTCCTGATGCCGCGCCAGACCCCGGGGGACGATGGCGGCGGGGGGGGCACCGGTCCGGGCCCGGGCGACACCACCCAGGCGGCGATCCGCAACCGCGCCAGCGCCGAGGCGGCGCGCGCCACCGTCAGGGTCCTCGAGCGCGATGCTCCCGACGAGCTCGGGATCGGGCCGCTGAAGTTCGAGGGGTCTGGCCTCACCAGCTCCTGGGACGACGACGAGCGCCGGGCCGTCGTGACCGTCGCGCAGGTCCTCTTCGGCACCGCCGCCGCTCGGCCGGCGACGCCGGCGACGCCCTGCATCTACATCGCCACGGACTCCGGGGCGCATTCCTCATGGGACGGGACGACGTGGCGGACGATCTGACGTGCAGGCGCCCTGGGTCTGGGCGTGGGACGACACGCCGAGCGATCTCTCTGGCGGAGCGAACTTCACCAACCGCCTCCTGCGGTACGTCGAGAACACCGGCGAGACCGAGGTCGACGTCCCCTTCGACTCCTCCGAGACCGACTACTTCTTCAGCCCGGCGAACCAGCCCGGCTCGAGCGACTGGCCCGTGGGGGCCTGGCGCGCTCAGGTCGATGTCACCGTCGCCAACCCGAAGATCAGCCTCGCGCTCGGCCTCTTCCGGGTCAGCGGCGCCGGGGTCCCGATCGAGCTATACGCCTCGGCCACCGCTCCGGTGGTGCTCTCCGCGACCGGGGTGCACGTCTTCGCCGGGACGACGCTCGCTCAGTCCGGTCCGACGACCGGGGATCGGCTCCGGGTGCTCTTCACTTGGACGCGCGACAACTCGGTCGGGGGCGGCGCCGGCGCCGGCAAGGTCCGCTTCGGCTTCGGCGACCCGCTCGTCGACACGCTGCAGGTGCCGATCCTGATGGCCAACCCTCGCCTGATCTGGAACGGCAACAGCCTGGACTTCCCGGGTCCGCTGACGGGGTACGCCAACCAGCCGGTGACCGAGCGGACGATCGCGCGTAGCGGGGGCGTCGTGCATGCGACGAACCTGCCGTCGAGCTGGCGGCGCCTGCGCATCATCCTCGATCGGTTCCAGGACATCGCCTTCTGGGACGCCCTCGAGGCCTGGTGGTCATGGGTGAAGGAGGGGAACCAGTACGCCTTCGCGTTCGACAGCGCCGACGTCGTCGACAAGGCGATGACCGGCGCTGCGGCCGCGGGGCAGAAGGACATCCCGTTCACCGACACCAGCAGCATCGTCGCCGGCAGGAAGTACCGGGTCCGTCAGTCGCAGGGGCACCGCGAGGAGATCGTCCAGGTCGACACGGTCACCCTCAACACGAAGGCGACCTGCCTGGCGAACCTGAAATTCTCCTATGTGACGGGGGACGTCTTCCGGAGCCGCGACTACTTCCCGAAGCTGGTCAGCCTCGATTCCGACCCGCCCTTCGATGAGCGCGCCGGCATCACCTACAGCTTCGATCACTCCTGCGAGGAGGACCGCGGGTGACCTACAACCCGAACGCCACCTGGACCGCCAGGAAGGCGGAGCGCCAGCAGGCGCCGGTCTACTACGTCGCCGTCGAGGGCCTGACGACGAAGCACTTCTCGACCGGGCCGGTGAAGGCCGCCGGCACGACGAAGAAGATGCTGATGATGCTGCCGACCGAGCTGGCGCAGACGCTGAACCCGCTCCAGGGGAAGGCGACGCTGCGGATCAGCAGCCTCCGGCTGATCGACGCCGGCGGCGAGATCACCGACCTGGTCGCCACGGAGAAGGCCTCGCCGACCCTACCATCGCTGATCAATCGGACGGTGACCCTCTACGAGGGCGACGTCGACATGAACGAGGTCGACTATGCACCGGTGGCGATCGGCCAGATCAGCGATGTCAAGCTCGGCGAGGACGCGCTGACTTACGAGCTCACCCTGGTCGACGTGAAGCGGGCCCAGAACGAGGACCTGTTCACGAACGCCGATGCCAGCGGCCTCCAGCGCTACAGCGACTTCCTGGCATCGCCGGCCACCCTGGGCGACAAGGCGGCCGCCGTCGCCAACATCCCGGGCGTCGAAGAGGGCATGAAGCTCTTTCTCGGGCCATCGACGCACGGCTCCTACCCTGGGCAGGAGGAGCTGGTCGAGGTGGCCGCCGTCGTAAACGCGATCATCTACTTCAAGAGCCCGCTGACGAAGAGCTACCTGACCGGGGACCCGATCCGATGGGCCACCACGGTGATCCAGGGCAACCCGATCAACATCATCCGGGCCTGCCTGACGGGCGACTTCGCGAACGGTTCCTTCCCGCTCGAGGAGGCCGTCGGGATGCCGACCGGGCTGGGCGTGCCGGCGGCGCTGATCGATGACACCTATCTCGCGAACGAGCGCGACCGGATGATCCCGGGCCAGTCGATCCGGTTCGAGAGCCGCCAGCCGATAAGGGGATTCCAGTTCCTCGAGCAGCGGCTGTACCGGTTCCGGGGCTACCCATTCATGCGGGGGAGCGGCAAGTTCGCCTTCCGCCTGTACCGGCCGGTCTATCCGGACGACGCGGTGGCCGGGCTGCCGACCCTCGGCGAGGCCGACGTGAACTCGTGGCAGTGGGAGCGCGGCTTCGATCTGCACCTGAACCGGGTCGAGATGGGCTTCGACTTCGATGTCGAGTCCGGCAAGGCCGCCGGGACGGTCCTCATCGAGGACACGGCTGACCAGACGCTGACGAAGGAGACGGCGACGATCGAGCTCGAGGACTCGGGGCTCCGCACATCGTCCCGCGGGATCCGGGTCGGCGAGGTGCTCTCGGCTGGGCTCCTGCGCCGCTACCTGAAGCCGCCGCCGCTCCTGCACCTGCTGGTCGGGATTCACAAGAAGGCCCTTGAGATCGGGGACGTCGTCGCGTTCACCCACACCAAGGTCCCGAACGTCACCACCGGGGGCCGCGGCTACAGCGGCGCGCGCCTCGAGATCGTCGAGCGGGTCGAGCGCCCGGAGAAGGGCGAGATCGAGCTGAAGGTGCTCGACCCTGGGTTCCTTCGGCCGGCCTGGATTGGCGCGCCCGGAGCGCTCCCAGATTACGACTCAGCGAGCACGGCCCAGCGGGAGTATGCGCACATCGCGCAGGCGGGGACACCGGTCGCCGGCTTCTCCGATGGCACGCCGCCCTACGAGGTGCAGTAATGCCGACGCCGGCCTTTACTCCGTTCGTCGATGCCCAGACCGCCTACAAGTCGCCGCTGGGGCAGGACTTCTTCCGCCAGATGCAGGACGATTTCACCAACCTGAACTCGCGGCTGTCGTCGCTCGAGAGCGCCATCGCGGTCTACGACCACTTCAACACCCGGGTCGCCTTCTCGAGGGACGGCGCCGAGATCCGCTTCCCGTCCTTCCCGGTGGTCGCGCCCTACGACGTCGCCGCCAGCCCGACGTTCCAGGCTTCCCTCTCGGGCAACTGGGTCGCGCTCGCCGACACGGACGACACGCTCTTCGACATCTCGGGCGGGATGAACGTGCCGCCTCCGGCCTTCTCGGTGGCGCGCATCGGCGCGGCTTCCGGCGGGTCGTGGATGTCGGTCTTCTCGCGCCGGACGGTCCTGTTCAATTCGATGACGCGGCCGCTCGTGCTGAACGCGCGCTTCAAGCTCTCGGCCGACATCGCGACGAAGGCGGGGCTGCGGGTCATGCCGACGGCCGGGGCGTCGGCGCCGGCGGACCCATCGGCGACCGACTCGAAGGGTATCTGGCTCGAGCGCGTCGACGCGACGAACTGGCGATTCGTCTCGTTCGACTCTTCGCGGAACAACGGGTCTTCCTTCGCCAAGCCGACGCCAGGGACCTGGTACACCGTCCAGATCATCTTCACCGACGACCCGAGTAACCGGGCGCTCTGCTACGTCAACGGCGTCCTGAAAGAGACGTTCACGAGCAACCTCCCGACGGCCGACGAGCTGAGCTTCTATTTTGGGCACGCCGCCACGGGCGGAACCATGGACATCGATATCGCGTCCCTCCGCGCGGAGGGGATCGCCGATGCAGCGTGAGGGGAGACCGATGAGAAGCCGTCGCACCGTCTGGGCCCCGGGGCTGGTAGTGCTGCTCGCGATGGCGCTGCCGCTGTTCGCGCAGTCCAGTCCGAACACGATCACGCCGGCCAAGCTGCAGGGGCTGTCCTGGCTCTACTCGGTCCTGCAGAGCTTCGGCGCCGGGCTCCGGTCCATCGACGGGACGATCGACGGCGCGAACAACCTGACGCTGGCGGCGCCGACGCTGCCGCCCAACGGCATGGTGACATCGGCCACCTCGGGGTCCTGCCTCAACACCAGGCAGTACCGCTTCTACAAGGCCTGGGTGAACCAGAGCGGGGTCTCGACGATCAGCATTGCGAGCTCGCCGGACTTCACGCCTTCTATCACGAGCCGGCGGACCACGGTGAACTTCGCCGACGAGGCGCCGCCGGCGAACGCCACCGCGATCGCCATCTACTACTCGGCCAGCAACGACAGCCATGCGGCGAAGAAGCTGTGCGCCATCGGCGCGATCTCCGGATCGGTTGTCGCGGTCGGGACGACGACCTTCGACTGCGGTTGTCAGGGCACCACGACGACGAACGGAACGACCGGGACGCTCCTGCGCACGAAGCTCGGGTATCAGGGCGACATCCGCGCGGCGCAGGAGACGACGACCGCAGATAAGACGGCGACCGTCGACAAGAACCGACTCCTTCTGACCGGCGTCGTGCCGCAGTGGAGCCCGGACAGCGGCGTGACCTACGGGCGGCTCGGAGCGGTCGGAGTCAGGGTCAAGACCGTCTGCAACGCCGGGTGCGACTCTACCACGTTGGGCGCGGCGCTCACCTCCATCACCGACGCCAGCATCACCAACCCCTATGTCATCGAATTCGACGGGATCGAGACGTCCGGGATCACGATGAAGGCGTGGGTGTCGATCCGAGGGAAGGGACGCTTCTACTCTCAGACCGGCCCGCTCACTTATGCGACGGACGTCACCGGGACGACCATCAGCGGCGTCACGATCTCGGGCAACATCCCGATCAGCACCCAGGTCCAGACCTCCGGGGCGACGCGCCCGATCAACCGCGTGGAGAATAGCAACTGCGGTGCGGTGCTCGGCAGCGTGGACTGCCTGGCCGACGGCTTTGGGGTCGACAGCTACCGTGACTGGGTCTTCAGCAACGTCACCTTCCAGTCGCAGTGGGACACGATCATTCTCGGCAAGGGCGGGCGCAGCTGGGACTTCGATTGCAAGTGGGAGGGCCTGTCGGGCAGCAACAACCATCAGCGCGGGTGGAATTGGGAGCAGACGTCAATGCTCGGCGTCGAGGTGCGTTCCTATAACGCCGACTTCAACAACATCCTGCAGAACAACGGTGACGACTTCATTGGTCTGAACATCCTGGAGGCCAGCGGGACCCCGGACCGCGGCACGATCGTCGAGCTGCACAACCCGACCTTCACCGTCAACGTGACCGCTGCGAGCTGGACCGGCTTCGCCACCTGCGCGAAGATCGGAACCGCCGTCGCCTCGTCATTCCAGAGCCGCGTCCTGGTTCAGGGTATGACATGCCGCCTGTTCGCCGGCGCCTCCGGCACTCTGACCGGAATCGAGACCATGCTCGACGCGAGCGATCATGCGACCTGGCGCGCGGCGTTCAACGGCGGCGAGATCGCGCTCACGGGCGGCGCCACGCGCAACGACATCATCAACAACGAGACGGTGGCCGGCTTCCTGAGCGTCTCGGGTGTGCGGACCGGCGGGTCCTTCTCTGGCGCTGGCGTGGTCGCCGCGGTCCAGACGCACCGCGCCGCGTTCGACACCCTCCTGCAGATCCCGCCCGAGTCCGACCTCGTCGCCGACACCTGCACAATCGGGGAGATCAAGCCCGACAACGGCGGCGCCACCCGCGAGCTCTGCTGGTGCTACAACAACGCCGGCACCGGTCGGTGGGCCTGCGTGAGCGCGACGATCGCGAACGGGCCGACAAATTGATAACCCGCGTCGTCCTCCTCTGGCTCCTGACGTGGGCGCCGGTGCTGACCGGAGCCGACGGGGCGCCGCTCGCCTATCCCGAGCAGGTGACCTACTCGGTGAAGTACGTCCTGCGCGGGATGGTGACGAGCCCGGCGTGTCCGCTCGACAACGGGACGATGCAGGCCTGCGCGACTGAGCTGGCGCTGGGGGAGTGGCAGGTCGGGACGATGACGGTGCTGCCGTTCGACGCGATCCCGGAGCCGGCAGTGGGGGAGGTCTACGACGTGCAGACCCCGTGCGCGTGCAACGTGAACGGGTGCGGGTGCGCGCCATGACGCAGGTCTGGGTGGCGGCGCGTAACCATGAGTATGGCGGACCGGGGAAGGCCTCGGCCTGGGAGCTCCTGGGGATCTACACCACTGAGGCCTCGGCCGCGGCGCGCTGCAGGGTGCGCGAGACCGATTTCATTGGGCCGGTGACACTTGACGTCGACCTGTGCGAGGCGATCGTTGAGTGGCCCGGGGTCTATCACCCGCTCGCGTACCCGAGCCATGAAGCCGAGGTCGCGGCGAGGGTCGCCAGTGGGGAGGTCACCGGCGCATGACCGACGACGAGCAGACCATCGAGCTGGAGATCGAGCGGTCGCTGGCGAACGCGATCGCGATGTACGCGCCCGACCTACACGTGCCGCCGACGATCGATGCAGTCGCCATCCTGCGGGCGATCGCGCAGCACGAGCTGCGGCGCATCGGCCGCTGGCGCGCGAGCCTGCACGAGCTGTCGTACTGCTACAAAGGGAAATACCACACGCCGGCGATGGAGCGGCACGACTTCCTCTGGGGCTGCGCGGCGCACTCCAGCTGGGGACCGTGGCAGATCATGTTCCCGACCGCGCTCCTGCGCGGGTACGAAGGCGACCCGGTGGCGCTGCGCGACCCCGTCGTCTCCGGCCACTATGTCGTCAAGCACCTCAATGCTCGTGTGTTCGACCGCTTCTCCGACGAGACCGTCGAGGACGTCGCCGATGCCTGGAACAGCGGTACGGCCCGCGACAGCATCGATCCGGTCGATTACAAGAAGGCGGTCCGCGCTCTGTACGACGGGCTGACAGGCGGGGTGCGCGCATGAACGACGACCGCGCCCGCGGCTGGGTCGCGATCATCCTCGCCCTGGTCGTCGCCGGCGCGCTCCTCGGCGTGGTCGGTGCGCGCGTCATGCAGCCGCTCGACGCGCCGCCACTTCCCGACAAGGTCGTGGATGGGATGGTCGGGCTACTCGGCGTGATCGCCGGCGGCCTGATCCTGTGGCTCGGAGGTCGCAAGGAGGGCACATGAGCCGGCCTTTCTCGCTGCGCGGCCTGGTGCACAAGTGGGGGCCGACGATCTTCCTGATCCTCGCGGTCGGGGCCCCGATCGGGTGGGCCCTGAGCTGGACGATCCCGATCGGCCTGTTCCTGGTGGGCGGGGAACGGCGCGTCGCTGCGATCGAGACAGACCTGGCGTCGATCAAGAACCGCCAGAAGGAGGACTGCCAGGTGCAGCGCTCGTCGATCTGGTGGATGGTGGCGACGAGCCGGATCAACCACTGGCCCGAACCTCCGGGCGCTGAGGTCATCCTCAGCAACGGATGCTTCGCCGATCGCGCTCCCGTCAGCAAGGCCTCGCCATCCTCGGGTTCCCTGTTCTTCGACTCGGCGTTCGCCGACGACGCGGGACGACTCCCGCCGCCACCGTAGGAGGCTGTCATGGAAGAGGTCCTGCTGGGAGCTGGCCGGGCGATCGTCGACGCGGTGCTCCCGCTGATCATCACCGTCTGCAAGATCGCCGGGGCCGGGGCCGCGATCTGCCTCTTCTCCCAGCAGACAGTCGAGTGGATCTACGCTCCGCTGGTGCAGCGAGTCGGCCTGAAGGTCGCCGACACGGGGGAGCAGAAGCGCCTCGCCGCCCTCGCCGTCGGAATCGTGATCGCGATGGCGATGCACTGGTGCGACGCTCCGAGCTTCGGCGCAGGCCCGAAGGGATGGCTCGTGGCGGCGCTCTCGGGCTTCCTCGGGGGCGGCATCGCCGGCAAGTTCCGTGACTGGGGCGAGGACAAGTGGTTCATCCCGACCCGCGCCGTGACGCCGCCGGCGTCAGGAGGTGGCTCATGAACCTCGAAGGAGTGCTGATCACGCTCGCTGGCTCGGCGCTGTCGATCGGGGGCGTGGCGGTCTATGGATGGCTCCAGCGCCGCCGCGGCGCCGCCGGCGCGCGCCGCCAGGCGGCCGCGGAGGCGCGATCGCGCGACATCGACGCCGCGGCGGAGCGAGGGGGCGCGGCGCTGCAGGGCCACGGCGACGAGCTGATCGGCGATGCCGCTCGCCGGCTGAAGCGGGGGAAGTCGTGATGCGTGCCTGGGGGCAGACGCTCGCCGAACTGCGCCGAGAGGGTGGCGGGGAGGTCGCGCGCATCGTCCTGCTCGTGGCGGTGCTGGGGACGCTGGCCGCGGCGTTGATCCTGAGCGTCGCGGTCGCCGGACCCGGTCCGCGTCTGCCGGCGGACGCTGCGCGCCCGGACTGGTGCCGGGAGGATTACATCTGCCGCTCGCTCGAGCAGGAGCGCCAGCAGCAGCACGTCGTCTCCGACCTGATCGCCACCCTCGACGAATGCCGGGCGGCGAAGGGGAAGCGCTGGGGGGCCTGTTACGGGGTCGGGGTCTCGATCGGCCTCGATCCGGACAACCGCTGCGAGGGCGCCGACTGTTCGACTGCGTACACCTGGCAGGTCATGCCGGCGGCCTCGTTCATCTGGGGACGGCGGCCGCCGTAAAGATCGCGATCTCGAACCGCCCGGCGCGACCCTCCTCGCCTGGCGTGCTGTGGGCCCGGCCGCGACGCCGACGCGGACCGGGCCTTCGCACGTCCGGCCCACTCCGCGATGTCGGAACATGACAGTCCGAAATTACGCCCGCCGGCATTAGACTTTCCTGCGTTCTATGGGTTCGCCGCGATGGCAATCTGACGAAAAGCCTTGCGTGGCGCGGCTTTCGGCGTAGTAGGGAGCCTACGCTTTCGCCGCCCACGACGGGATAACTGTGCCGGGCGTGGCCTTCAAGGAGGTCGCCGGGGAGTTCCTGCTGCACTACCAGCTCTACTCTGAGGACCAGCGCACCATGCCGTCCCAGGTGCGCATCCTCGAGCGGTACTTCGGCGATCGTCCAATCGACCAGATCACCGTCCTCGAGATCGAGCGCTTCTTCCGCGCCCGGCTGGCGGAGGGCATCGCCCGCCCGACCCTCAACCGCCAGGCCTCCGCGCTGAGCGTCTTCCTCGAGTGGTGCACCGGCCGCGGCTATCGAGCGGGGCCGAACCCGGCGCTGGCGGTGAAGAGGTTCAAGGAGGGCGACGGCCGCGATCGCTACCTGACCCCCGAGGAGGCGGCGCGCCTGCAGCTCGCGGCGCTGCCGCATGCGCGGCCGGTGATCACCGCGGCGCTGCACACCGGGGGCCGGCTCTCCGAGGTGCTGGGGCTCCGGGGGGAACACGTCGACGTCCTGGCGCGCGTCATCACCTTCGCCCGGAAGACGACGAAGGGGAAGATGCGCCGGCGGCACATCCCCATGAGCGAGGCGCTCCATCAGTGCCTGGCCGGCCTGCCGCGCGCCGGGCTTGGCGACCCGGTCTTCACCTGGCGCGGCGCCGCGATGCATGACATCCGGTCGTCCTTCGAGCGCGCCCGTCAGCTCGCCGGGCTCGGGTCCGACGTTACCTTCCACACCCTGCGGCACACCTTCGGGAGCTGGTACGTGATGAACGGGGGGAGCCTGCGGGTGTTGCAGAAGCTGATGGGGCACCGGTCGATCAAGACGACGGAGCGCTACTCGCACCTGTCGCCGGAGCACATCAACGCCTCGGTGCGGTTCATCGGGCCGCCGGGGAGGGAGCCCGGTACTCGCTGAAGCTGTGGCCGAGCGCCGTGGCCAGGGAATACCCGACCCGGACTTCGGGGGTGGCCTGACCCTGATGGCAGGAACATTCCGACTATTAATTTCGGGGACCCCCTTGACAAGGTCGGGGGAGCGGGCGCATCTTCGCGGCGTCTCTTGCGGAGATCGACGGTGACCATGATGCTTCCCGAAACGAAATCAGGAAAAGCCGCCTCGGGGCGATCTCCGCAAGAGCCCGCCCGCGTCTTCACCGACGCACCGGGGCGGCCCTTCGTGCTTTCGCCCTTCCGCTGTGCCGGCTGCGGCAAGCCCACCGACTTCCGGACCGCGACGCCCGGCTGCAAGATGTGCCGCCGGATCGTGGCCCGGCCCGGGTGGTGCGCCCAGCAAGATTCGAACTTGCGACCTTCGGATTCGGCCTCCGAAGGCCGAGCAGGTAACCAGGGTGGCGGCGGCCGGCTGCCGGCGCGTGCCGGGCTTCGCGGCCTTCTGCGGGCCGCCGGTCGTCCGGCCGCCGCCTTCCCTGTACAGCTCCAGCCCGCCACCTCCAGATCGGCGCGCCCGGTCCCCATGGGCGACCCCCACCTATCGCGAGCGGCACGGCACGGCGATCCCCGCAGCATCGAGTTCCGCAAGGCCTGGCGGGTTGTGTCAGTCGGGGCGGCCCGGGCCGCCTTCGGCGCTGGTTCGGCGAGGCCCACGGAGGGCGAAAGCAGGCTCGCCGTACTCCCGGAAAACCGAGGCCGGCGGCAGAGCTGCACCGCCGGCCTCGGCATACCGGACGGGGCACGGCGATGAGCGGCCTCAGCAAGATCGAGTGGTGCGACGCGACCTGGAACCCGGTACGGGGCTGCTCGCGTGTCTCCGAGGGGTGCCGGAACTGCTACGCGGAGCGACATGCGGCCCGCTTCGCCGTCCGGAGAGTGACGCACAGACAGGTGCTCCCGGTCGGCGGCTCGGTCGAGTACGTCACGCACGAAGCCGCGGGGCCGTTCGGTGGATTCGCCGAGATGACGCCGGCAGGCCCGCGCTGGACCGGCAAGGTGGCGCTGGTGCCGGAGGCGCTCGACTGGCCGCTTCGGCGCCGGAAGCCGCTCCGCATCTTCGTCAACTCCATGTCCGACCTGTTCCACGAGTCGCTATCGGACGAGGTTATCGACCGCGTGTTCGCAGTGATGAAGCTGGCGCAGCGGCACACCTTCCTGGTGCTGACCAAGCGTCCGGCGCGGATGCTCGCATACGCCTCGGCGCTCACGTTCGAAAGACTGATCGCCTGCGCGAACCGTTCCGCCGACGGTGGTGAACATCGAGCCGGAGCCTACAACCTCACCTCGATCGACCACCTGTCGGTGAAGTATCGACATGCCGTGCTCGGAGATAAGACGGCCTACCGTGCGAGTCCGAAGCCTCCTCTCCCGAACGTGTGGATCGGCGTCAGCGTCGAGGACCAGGCGACGGCCGACGAGCGCATCCCGCTCCTGCTGCAGACGCCGGCGGCGCACCGGTTCATCAGCGCGGAGCCGCTGCTCGGGCCGATCGACCTGACACGTCTGACGATGGTGGAGCCGAAGCCACCATTCGGTCCGGGCGTGTGGTGGAACAGCCTGACGGGGCACGTCGCCGGCCCGGACGACATGCTGAACCGGCTCGACTGGGTGATCGCCGGCGGCGAGTCCGGCCCAGGCGCGCGGCCCTGCGACATCGGTTGGATTCGCTCCATCGTCGGCCAGTGCAAGGCGGCCTCGGTGCCCTGCTTCGTGAAGCAGGTCGGGCGCTGGGTCCTGGGGGACGACGCCGGGTTCCGCGTCAACCACTGGCTGCTCGAGGACGGCCGCGGCTACGTCCCACCGCTGATCGGCGAGCCCGCCAGGCAGCGCCCGCCGACGCGAGTCTGCGCGGTGCCGGCGGTCGGATTCAGCCTGTTCGATCGCAAGGGCGGCAACCCGGCCCAGTGGCCCGAGGACCTCCGCGTGCGCGAGGTGCCGGCGTGACCCACGACGAGAAAGCCCGCATCGAGCGTGTCCTGGGGCGCACCGCCCGCTGCGCCTACGACTGCTCCGGCTTGCATCACCTCCCCAAGATCACGTGGTCGGAATATTCCGCCTCGGTGAACTTCCCGGGCTCTCTATGCACCTTCGACGACAGCCGCCTGACCGCTCTCGTCATCGGGGCGCACGACGAGCGTGTGCGCGTCGAGGTATCGCAGGGCGGACCGGGGGCGGTGAAAGTCACGCTCTGGCCGCGCCCTGGCCGCGACGGCAAGCAGTCCGAGCGGCACCCGACCATCGAAGCGGCGATCGACACATACCGCGGCAAGGTGCACGCCCGCGAGGTGCCGGCGTGAGCCGATCCCAGTATGCCGACGACTGTGACAACAACTGGGCGACGATCTGCTATCGCGGGGCTGTCGCCAGAGCGATTCGGGGCAAGCGTGGTCAGTCGCTCCTGCGCGAGATGCTGGCCGCGCTCGACTCGATGCCGGACAAGCGGCTCATATCTCACGCGCTGGAAGAGGGCGGGGCGGTGTGCGCTCTCGGTGCCGTCGGCCGCCGGCGCGGCATCGACATGGGAAGCCTCGATCCGGAAGACCCGGAACAGGTAGCAGGTGCCTTCCAGGTCTCGGGCGCGCTGGTTCGTGAGATCGCGTACGAGAACGACGAGTGGCTGGATTGCTTCGAGACGCCCGAGCATCGCTGGCGTCGGATGCGGGACTGGGTCGTCAGCCAGCTGCGCGAGGTGCCGGCGTGAGCCGCCAGCGCCCGGACCCGCTCGAGCAGGCATCGGCCCTGCCGCTCTTCGACCGGCCGCTGACGCAGCTCTACACCGCCGACGACCCCGGCACCAGCCGTGCCGCCGCGGCAGAGTCGCTCGCGTCCGGGGCGATGACGCGCGCCCGCCGCCTCGCGCTCGCCTGGGTGCGCCGCCATCCCGAGAAGACCGCCCGCGAGCTGGGGCTGCATGCCTACGCCTTCTACGGCGTCGCCGATCCCGAGACCTGGCGCCAGCGCATCGGGCGGCGGCTGAACGAGCTGCTCGCGGCCGGGCTGATTCACCGCGAGGGGATCCGCGGTGGCTGTGCCTGCTGGTGGCCGGGGCCGGGCGTGAGAGCGGAGACGAGCTGATGAGCCTGATCTGGGGGACCGGCGAGTACGACGTGACGGGAACGGAGCCGCGCAAGCCTGGCGACACGCTCTACATCACCAGCCTCGAGACGCCCGAGCCGACGGTCGCGGTGGAGATACGGGGACAGTTCGATCCCAGCGAGATCGACAAGGCGATCGCCGCCGCGAGCGGGCCGCGCCCCGAGTCGACGCCGCTCTGGGTGCCGGCGCTGATGGCGGTGGGCGCCGTCCTCTATCTCGAGGTGCTGATCGCCGTCTTCGAGACGGCCATGCGGAGGCTCCTGCCATGACCTGCGCGAATCCGACGGTCGACTTCGTCGTGACCCTGCCCCGGTGCCGGTGCTGCGGGCGCAACCACGAGCAGGTCCTGGTCGCGGCCGAGCGCATGCGTCGCGTCGCCGGCGTCGAGCGCCTCGCCGGCTGGGAGCTGCGCACGCGGTTCCGCAAGGTCGTGGCCGGGGCAATCGACCTTGTCTGCTGGTTCTGCCAGCTCGAGGCGGACCGCTACGTCTGGTCGGTGCGCGACGCCGGCGGACCCGCGGCGCTTCGCGCAGCAGTCCTCTATCGGATGCGCGCCACGGCCAGGCTGGCCGAGACCTGGGCGGGGTTCTAGGCGATGACCACCTGTCCCGGCTGCGGCAAGGCGGTGGACCCAGGCCGCACTGAGACCGGCCAGCGGATCCTGCTCGATCCCGAAGCGCCCACCTACGACATGGTCATCTTCGAGGCCTCGAGGGGCGACTACCGCATCACGCGATCGCTGACCGTGCGCGTGGCGCACCGGTCGGTCTGCAAATCACCGCCGGCGGAGCACGACACCGCGCCGGCTCGCGGCAAGGGAGGAAGGGGCTGATGCCGAATCGCATCACGCGCGAGGGGTGGATACGGTCACGGCGCGTCGCCGCGACTGGATGGGGCGCTCTGGTCTTGTGGCATGCCCTGAAGGCGGTCGCCGACGACTACGGCCGATTCAGCGCGGAGCCCTATCTGGTGCTGGCGGCCTGCTTCCCGCGGCCGCGGTCGGCCGACCCGGTGACCGAAAAGGACGTCGAGCGATGGCTCGAGGAGCTCGCGGCGGTCCGGCTTCTCGCCTTCTACCAAGCGGGGGACGACCGGCTTCTACAGCTCTTCAACTTCGGACAGCGCGCCAGGGCGAAGAGCAAGTATCCGGCGCCGCCGCTGGCCGTCCTGGCATCGATCGGGGAGCCCGAAGACAGCACCGCCAGGCGTGACTCGCGACCATTGACCGTAACTCCTGCAAATCCCACGTCCGAACATCTGCCCGCGGAATGCCCGCCGAATGCCCGCGCGATGCGCGCGGGCCGCGCGCAGGCCGCTGACACGCCGCGCGCGGACGGCGAGCATCCGGCGGCCGTATTCGTAGTCGTAGGCGAAGACGTATGCGAAGGCGTGGGCGTAGTCGGGGAAGGCCCACCCCCACGCGAACCGAAGGAACCGGACAGGCCGAAGGACTCGGTCGTCATCCCGATCCACCACGAGCCGCTGGAGGCGCGCCGGCGAGACGGAAGCTGTCCGACCTGTCTGGACATCCTCGCGCACTTCGCCGAGCGGACGGGGCGACCCTTCCCGCTGGCTGGGAAGATCTCCGAGCGGCTCCACCGGGCCCACCTCGAGCACGACGCCGAAGTCTGCAAGCGGATCATCGACGACCAGCACGCCCGGGCGGTGGACGGCTCCGACCCGAGGGGCTGGCAGTACATGGCGCCCCAGATCATCTTCGAGCCCGCGAACCTCGCCCGCCTGGTGAACGCTGAGAAGCGCCCCGAGACCGATGCCGACCGCGCCCGCCGGCGGATGCGGGATATCAACCGCGAGACCGGGGTCCGCCCGTGAGGGGGGAGACCGAGCTTCGCGAACAGCCCGGGCTCCTGCCGATCGCCCAGGTGCTGGACCCGGCCGGGGTCGACGTGGAGCTCCTGCGTCGGGCCGCAGTTCTCTGGGATTCGATGGCGCGCGACCCGGAGAGCGAGGCCTTCGGCGGACCGGAGTGGAAGGAGCTCAGCCCCATGCTGCGCCGGTTCGCCGCCCGGACGCTCAACCTGATCGACCCGGCCGAGCTGTCCGACGCCGTCGCCCCGCCGCGGGCGCGGATCTTCTGCCGGCACTGCCGCGATGTCGGCCTGACCTTCGGCGAGTTCAAGGGGACCGAGGACAACCCGGGATGCGTCTCGCCGCTGACCGGCCGGCGGGAGACGGTGGTCTGGTTCTGCATGGAATGCCCGAGGGGGGTGCGTCGGTGCGCCGCCTTCTGGGGTGAGAAGCTGAAGTACCGGAGCGGCGAGAACGAATATCGGAAGTGGATCAAGGCGAACCCGCTCGAGGCTCGGCGCGTCGACGCGGTGAATCAGGCCCAGGAAGCGAACCCGTGAAGGAGGAACCCATGACGGAGACTGCCGCGGCGTACGACGCCGCGCCCACGACCGAGCGATTCGACCCAGCTCTGCCGCTCGACCTGATTGACCCATCGCCCGACAACCCGCGCCAGCGCTACGACGATGCCTCGATGCTCGAGCTGACGGAGAGCATCCGGCAGAAGGGGGTGATCACGCCGGTACTGGTTCGGCCGAAGGGCTCGCGCTACGAGCTGGCCGCCGGCCACCGGCGCCGCATCGCCGCGCGCGCCGCGGGCCGCGACACCGTGCCGGCCGTCATCCGGCTGATGGATGATGCCGAGTTCCTCGAGGTCCTGGTCTGCGAGAACGATCACCGCGAGGACGTGCACGCTCTCGAGGAGGCGGGGGGCTACCAGAAGCTGCTCGCCCTGCCCGGCTACGACGTCGCCCGCATCGCGGCGCGCGTCGGCCGGTCGGTGAAGTACGTCTACGACCGGCTGAAGCTGTTGCAGCTGACCGCGGAAGCCCAGCGGCTCTTCCTCGAGGACCGGTTCACCGCGGGCCACGCCATCCTGCTGGCGCGCCTGGACGCGGAGATGCAGGCGAAGGCGATCGACCCCGACGGCGATGGCCTGTGGATCGGGGAGCGTGGATTCGACTGGGTGGACGGGGACGATGATCGGAGCGACGCGGATCCCTACTTCCACCGCAAGGCGGTCAGCGTCCGTGAGCTCGAGCATTGGATCAGCCGGAACGTGCGCGCGAATCGCCACGAGGTCGATCCGGTGCTGTTCCCGGAAACGGCGGCGCTGGTCGGCCGGGCCCAGGAGCTCGGCCAGAAGATCATCCCGATCATGCGCCTGACCCAGCGACCACAGGCGGCGCGCAGTGGCGACAAGATCCTGTCGGAGGCGATGTGGAAGCGCGCCGACGGCCTGAACGACTCGAAGACCTGCATGCATGGGGAGCTCGGGGTCATCGAGATCGGGCCTGGGCAGCACGAGGCCTTCGCGATCTGCCGGAAGCGGGACCGCTGCACGGTGCACTGGGCCGATGAGATCAAATACCGGAAGAAGGTGCAGGCGGCCCGCGAGAAGGCGACGGCGAGCGGCGAAGACCCGGTGAAGGCCGAGCGCGACAGCCATACCGAGCGGGAGCGCAAGCGCAAGGAGAGCGAAGCGCAGGAAAAGGCCCTCGGCGAACGGTGGAAGAAGGCGACGCCGGCGATGCTCTCGGCACTCGCGGCCGCCGTGAAAAAGGCGCCGCTCAAACCGACTGGGCTCCTGGCGACGATGTTGACCGGGGCCATTAATGTCATGCCGGAGGATAGCCAGTATGTGCCGATCGGGAAAACGGCCGAGGACCTGGTCCGGCATCTCGCTTTCGCGCTGGCCGCTGGAGATTGTTATCAGGTCGCCAACCAGTGGGGCCGCGAGCGGTTCACGAAGCAGCTCCAGGCCTTCGGCATCGATGCGAAGAAGATCCTCAACGAGGCCGCGCCGGTCGAGAAGCCGAAGGCGGCTGTGCAGACGTCTGCAAAGGCCGGGAAGCCGACGAAGGGCACCTGCCGGAAGTGCGGCTGCACCGAAGAGGCGGCGTGCGGTAGCGGCTGCGCCTGGGCCGATGCGACGAAGACTCGATGCACCGCCTGCTTCCGGCCGAAGGTGTCGAGTTCGCTGAAGCGGCCCGCGAAGAAGAAGGCGCAGCGGTGAAGACGATCCAGCTCGCGCCCGGAATCGACACCGGCCTCGCCATGCTGGTCGACACGCGCTGCTTGGTGCAGGCGAACAGCGGCGGGGGGAAGTCCTGGTGCCTGCGCCGGCTGCTCGAGCAGTCGCACGGTGCCGTGCAGCACC